GAACCGCCGAAGGGGTCTTTGACGAGTCCTTTGAGCGGTCCACTCCGCGGGTGTTGTTCCAACATGGTCGCGATCCCTCGGTTGGGGAGCAGATTCTTGGTATCCCCGCGGTGCTGCGCTCGGACGCTTACGCGGAAGTCCCGTTGTTCAGGGGCGTTCCCGAGCTGATTGTGGAGGGGCTTAGGGCCAAAGCCTACGGGCAGTCCTACCGATTCAACGTTGGGCACGATGAAGTGGACTGGAAACCCGACAAGTCGGATTTCAACCCCAACGGAATCCCCCAAAGAACGATCACGAAGGCGACCGTCTACGAGTTCGGCCCCGTGACCTTCCCCGCATACGCGGACACGGTTGCGGGCGTCCGAAGCATCACCGACTGGTACAGAAGTCCCACCTTCCAGGTCGAGCTAGAAGAGCTCGCCCGAGAGCGTCCAGGGGAGCTAGCGCGGCGCATCGCACGAGTTCTCACCGCCGACGAAGACAAGAAGCCCGCTGAGGCCAAGCCTCAGGATGCGCCGGCCGCAGTCCGCTTTCGCACAAGAGAGGACTTCCTGCAATGGATGTCTCAGAGCTGAACGAGCTTCGCACCATTGAGGAGCTCGCTAACGCCCAGAAGGGCGTGAAGGGCGAGATCGTCTCGCTCGATGAGGAGTTCTCCGGCCTCCCCTTCCCATCCGCTGAGCGGGAGAGGTACGCGGCCCTTGTTGAAACCAACAAGGAGATTGACAGCCGCCTGGACGAACTCGACAAGCGCAAGAAGATCACCGAAGCACTGGCCCGCGACGACCGCCACCTGGACAAGCCGTTTTCGGCGGACTCCTCGAGGCTGAACGAGCGGACCTCGGTGAAGGAACGCGACATCTACGACACATCATCGGTTCGGATCGACCCCGACAACCCCGCGCAGGGGCGCAGGGAGTACCGCGACCGGGCCATGCGTGCCGTCGAGATCGCGCACTTCCCGGAGGGCACCTCCCGTTCGGACGCTCAGGAGCGCATCGGGCGCTTGCTGGACGAGTACGACACCCCGGACGGGCAGCTTGCGCGGCGGATCCTCAAGACAGGTTCCCCGCAGTACCGCGCGGCCTTCCGCAAGTGGATGCAGGGTTCCCCGATGACGAACGAGGAGCAGCGTGCTTTCTCGCTCGGCACCACGGGTATCCCGCTTACGTTCACTCTTGACCCGACGATCATCCCCGTTTCGGCCTCAGTGGTGAACCCGCTGCGGGCCATCTCGAACGTGGAGTCGATCGTCGGTTCCAACGAGTGGCGGGGCGTCACGGCCGCTGCGATCACCGCATCGCGTGCCGCTGAGGCCGCGGTTACCACGGACAACACCCCGACGCTCGCCCAGCCGGCGATCGTCTGCTCGCGAGTGCAGGCGTTCGTTCCGTTCTCGGTCGAGGCTGAGGGTGACTGGACCGGCATGGATGCCGCCCTTGCCCGTCTCTTCGCGGACGCGAAGGACGACGAAGAGGCTACGGCGTTCTTCTCCGGTAACGGCACGCCGCCAAACCCGTTCGGCCTGTCAACAGGGGTCACCGGCACCACGGCCCTTTCGACCGGTCTTACGGTCACCGCGGCGAACCTGTACGCGATTGAAGCCGCTCTTGCTCCCCGCTTCCGCCCCCGTGCGCAGTGGGTTGCAAACCGAGCGGTTTACAACATCATCCGAGCCCTGGACACCGCAGGCGGCGCGCAGTTGTGGCTCCGCATCGGTGAGGGCATGGCGAACTCGCCCGCTGCGGATGGCGGGAACGGGAACACCGGGCTTCGCTTGCTCGGCTACCCCGTGAACGAGCTCTCCACCGCACCAGCAACGATTGTGAACGGCGTGAAGGACATCTTCCTTGGTGACTTCTCCATGTTCAAGATCATTGACCGGGTTGGAATGAACATCGAGTTGATTTCCAACCTGACGCAGCAGGCCACCGCCGGTACCGGGTTCGGTTTCCCGACTGGTCAGCGTGGGCTGTTCGCCTGGTGGCGGAACGGTTCCAAGGTGCTGGACGCAGTTGGTTTCCGCGCCGGGACCGGCACCACCTAAGCAAGCTGGTGGGGGGAGGGCTTCGGCCCTCCCCCCCGCTCCACCCCAAGGAAGGGGAAAACGTATGGCATCGACCACACCGAACCCCGCACCGAAGGGTCCAGTTCCCCCGACCCCCCGCGGGCCGATCAACCCCGTGAAGGAGAAACCGCATTGAGCCCTGCCAAGAAGAAGTCGGATTACTACCGCGCCAAGCACGCTTTCGGCGTCATGTATCAGGGCGAGCAGGTCACGGTCCACGCCGATGAGATCGTGCCGGCGGATTCGGGCCTGCTCAAGCAACTCGGCAAGGCCGCGGTGGAGGAGCACTTCGTTGAAGTGACCTCGTTCGGTCGCTGGGATGTCGAGACTGCAACTGCCGCGCCGGGTGAGAAGAGGGGCGAGTAGTGGCCACCACCACGACCACGCTCTACACGGCGAAGACCGGAACGGGCGATAGCGCCATCGCTGCTCGCCGTGACGGCACCACGACTGGCGGTGCCGTGGTGGTTGCCAACGTGGGCACCGGATCCCCGACGTTCACGTACACGATTCAGGGATCGGTGGACGGAACCAACTACTTCAACATCCCGTACGCCCTCGTGGCGACTCCCTCAACGTTCGTAGTCGCTCCGATCACCACCACCACCACCAACACGATTACGTATCTCCTCCAGGCGAATCAGCCGTGGAACTTCGTAAAGCTCAACATCTCGGCATTGACCACTGAAACCGTGGACGCAATCGCCTACCTGTGAAGCGTTTCCTAGCCCTTCTAAGCGTTCTCGCGGTACTTACCCTAGCCGCCTGTCTCGGTGGCTCAGAAACGCCCCCAGCGGCCGCACGGCCTACTCCCACTCCCACCCCAACTCCCCCCAGCGGACTTCCGGCTATCGGGTACGTCGGGTGCTCGAATAGCGCGGCATCCGTGGAGGGCTACCACCTGGACGGCGGGGACGTGATGTGGCCGTTCATTCGCAACTACGGCGGTGGAACCATCCACCAGTGGGCCGTGGGTACGCAAAGCTCCCAGTATTGGCAGGCGTTCACTCGTCAGCAGCAGTTGAGCCCGGCAACGACGTTTTGGCTGAGCCTGTGCGCTCGAGTGGGGGAAAGCAACTACTTCAACGATGCTGAGGCCGTGGTGGCGGGGATCCGCTCCCGAGTCCCCAACGCGGTCATCTACGTGTCGGCGCTCAACGACTTCACCGAGACGTGCCCGATTTGCGGGCCGAACGGCCCCGAGCTCATGCAGCAAACCCGCGACCAGCTTGTTGCCGCGGACGACGCGCTACTAGGCCCCGATCTCGGGACGCTCACACCTAGCCAGGTCACCGAAGACCACTGCCACCCGAACACCCCCGGAAAGATGTATCTCGGCCAGTTCCTGGAGGACTTCTTCGGATGAGACGTGCAGGGATCGTCGCCGGCATTACCGCGCTGCTCCTCTTCGCTACGGCGTTTCCGGCTCTTGCCAATACCCACGCGGTGGAAGAGCGCACGTACTCCGATGGCCTCGGCCATTCGGCCACGATCCACCTGAGCGTGAACCAGCACGACGCGCTTAAGTGGCTGCAAGGACTCGAGCAGGACTGGGATGGCAACTACCGCTGCGCCTGGATTGACTACCTCAAGCTCTACAAGGACGGGGTTCCGATCGAAACGTTGCAGGGAGTCCCCGGTTGTGAGTACGGCGGTGTGGACGGAAGCATCGCGGAAGAGCAGACGGACTGGCATCACACCTGCGTTCCCGGCTCCCACTACTTCGCCCTAGTGCGTATCAAGTTCCGTTGGACGAACGACCCCACATCTTCGACGTGGAAGACCCTGAGCACTGACGATTACGTCCCCGGTACGGCAGCTTGCGCGGTCTAGTCCTAGACCGGAAAGGAATCATCTAACCAATGGCCCAGTTCAGTCGCCCTGCCTCCGATATCGAAACTGCGGGCTTCGCTCCTACTCCGCTGTTCGACAAGCTCAGTGACGGGACCGCGCCCAACGACCTAACGCTGGTTAGCTGCTCTACCGCGGCCGACTTTGAGGTTGGTCTTTCCGCCGTCACCGATCCCGTCTCGAGCTCGGGCCACATCCTCACCGTTCGCGCTGCCGGCCGCGGAAAGTCCCTTACGGCGACGGTTCAGCAGGACTCCTTGCTTTCCCCGGTGCTCGCCACCCTCACGGTGCCGCAGCTCAGCGCGAAGCTCACGAACTACACCGTGACCCTGGACGGAACGAACACCGACCGAATCACGGATTACGGGCTCAACGGTCTATCGGTGAAGGTGGTGAGCTCGGGCTCCATTCAAGTCTCGTGGATCCAGCTTGAGGTTCCCAGCTTCGCGGGTGACGTGACACCCCCATCGGTTCCGACCGGGCTTGCTGCGGCAACGGGACAGAATCAGAAGTCGGACTTGACCTGGAACGCGGTTGCGGACGGCGACCTTGCCGGGTACAACCTCTACCAGTCCGCGGACGGTGGAAACAACTTCATCCTGATTGGCTCGGTTCCCACCGGGACGCTTGCCTACACCGCCAACGGGCTGACAAACGGCACCGCGTATCAGTTCAAGATCTCCTCATATGACACCACCGGCAACACGTCGGCCCAGTCCTCGGCCGTCACTGCCACCCCTGCGGGCTACACGTACTCGGGCACGGTGAACGTCACCAGCACCGTTACCTACACCAGCGGCCTCGTGACGTTCGACCCCACCGTAAACACCACCGTGAACTTCAAGAACGGCTCAAGCCTCGTGCTCGACGGTACAGCTAAGGCCTACTACCGCGGGACGGACGCCACAAAGACTCTAACGATTAACTTCCAGGACGTGAACGAATCGGGCTACGCGGGGCAGGGCAACATCTTCCTGGAGACTGACCCCGGCCTGTGGGTGCTCGGAGCCGCTCAGCTGGACATGGAGGGCTTCCCCCGTCAGAGGATGTTGCAGAACACCGCCACGGCTTCCCCCACCGGCTGGCAATCGGGGGATGAGCTCCGCACGGCGCCGAACGCGGCGAACGACGTTACGACGTTCAACACGATTGTCCATAACGACCCGGTGCCTTCGATCACGGCACAGTGGGGGACTCAGTACACCGAGGTGATCAACCTCACTTCCAACTTCATCATCCAGGGAACGGCTACCGGACGAAGCCACGTCTTTATCAAATCCACGATGCCGCAGCACCTTTGGTACGGCAAGCTCCGCTATATGGGGCCGCGAATCAACGATACCGTGGTGAAGGGCCGTTACTCCCTGCACAACCACCACTGCATCGACGGATCGCGGGTTGTCTCGGACGGCTCCACGAGCGGGGAAGCGCAGTTCTTGTACCCAACTCAGGAGACGGCGCAGTATCGCGGGCTGATCTCACAGGACTCGGCCAACTGGTCGTTCGTCGCGCACGAATCCCACGGAATCTACTTCTACGACTGCATCGGGTACAACAACACCGACGACTGCTTCGCATGGGACTTCGCCCCGCCCGACTCGGGTATCTCCGAAGACCCCACCCATGATGCGACGTTCGACAGTTGCGGGGCGTTCAAGACCACTCCTCGAGGCCCACAGACAAACCGGATCAGCGGATTCACGTTGGCGAAGGGCGAGAAGCTCTCAAACCGGATGTTCAACTGCGTTACCGCAGGACTCGGGCCGACACTCGCCGCCGGTGGGCCGGCCGATGGCAACGGTTTCCGCTGGGTCTCCGCTCCCGACGTGGGAGTCTGGGATTTCCACGACAACATGTCGCACAACATTTGTGCTCACCCGTGGCACATTTGGCAGAACGACACGTTTGATACCCACGTCATCGTGAATCACAAGGCGTACTTCTGCGGCACGTCGGGACTCATGGGTGCATACGACAACTGCTACATCGTCCAGGACATGCAGGCATACCGCTGCGGGCCGGTGAACCAGCAGGCGACTTCGGACGGCGACCCCAACCTGATGCTGTGGAACAATCTGAACTGGGATAGCACGGGCGGAACGTCGGCCTACGCCGTGACATTGAAGGACTCAACCGTTCCCCCCGGCGTCACGGGGACGATGCGGTTCGTGGATCCGATCCTCAAGGGCTACACGTCCACTACGCCGATCCAGGTCAACCAACCCCGCAAGTCCGACGTTACCTACCAGTTCGTCCGCGCTCGCGTGGGCGCAGGGGGAGACGACCTCCAGGCGAGCTCGTTCAAGTGGGAAACCTCCACGGCGATCGGCGTCAAGGTCGAATGGCAAACCAAGGACGATGCCCGAGCGTATCGGATCACGAAGACGGCCAGCGGCACAACGGGCGCGGTTCCGATCTCGCTGTTCGCTCCGCCTGCGGGGTCCTAGACCGGAAAGGGATATTGCAATCGTGCCTGGAGTCCGAATCCACCACCCGACGCTACGTAGCTGCACGTACACGGTGACGAACTACGCCGTGCGGCTCAAAGCTCCCATGTTTTGCTGGAGCTGCTCCGGTGGGATCCAGGGGAGCTCCCCCCGCAATATCGTTCACGAGTTCAAAACGATCCACCTGAACATCGACGCGGTGGGGGATGTCGTGGTCGCTGAGGGTATCCACGACATGATGAAGCGCAACGGGCTGCTCGAGGGCATGAAGGCCACGAAGGAGATCCGCAAGCCCGACCCCATGAGGATTGATACCGCGATCCACAACGCACCGCTAACCGTTTCCAAGGAACTGGGGGCACTGGTCTAATGGCAAACTTCTTGTCCGATGCCTACCGTAACTCGGTGGTTGGCAAAACCTCCGACTACTCGGCCCGAGTGGACGCCGACTCCGACACGCTCAAGGCGTACTTCATGGACGCGGGCACCGACGTTCCCGTGGTCACGGATGTCTTCGAGTCTTCCCATACCGGAATCAACCCGACGTTCGCCAACGCTCAGACTCTCGGCTCAGGTACGGCCGGCGTCGTGGCCGTGGGAGTGTTCGACGCGGCAGACACCACGTTTACGGGCGGCTCGGTGCTGACGGGCTCTACGACGCAGGAGTGGCTAGTCGTGTTCAAGTTCGTGACCGTGGCGGGCGACTCCCCCTTCCTCGCCGCATGGGACACCGCAACCGGGCTCCCTCTCACACCGAACGGTGGAGATGTGC